GCGCAGATGTTTGACTTGCGTCTGTCGCCATGCGTACACAGAGACGACATTGATCGGCCATTCGTTCGTCGTCTCAGGTGGCAGCAGCGAAGCGTTCATCGTCAGCGTTTTGCGCGCCCGATCGGGATCACTTCACCAGTGCCGCGTCGTAATGTGTCGGCGTACTGCTGCGCCGCTTGTTTCGGCGTCATGTTCTCGTCGATGTCGATGTCTTCACGAGAGAAGCGATGCGTCTCATCGATGTGTCTGCGATCTTTCCAGTTGTCAGGATCGCGATTCTTCAGATAGAAAATCTGCGCTGTGACGTTGCCGCCGCGTGCTGAGTTCATGAGATACGACGTGACTTGTGCGATGCCGAGCGATTCGCCTTCTTCGAGCGCTGTCTTGAAGCGTGGCTCGTTGTTCATCAGTGCGCATCTGAGCGTCTCTGAGATGCCAAGCGACTGACTGATCTGCTTTCGATTCAGACCGCGCGCTGCGAGCGCTTTGACGCGATCGAGCAGTGCGTCATCGATCGTCAGTTTCTTCGGGCGCCCCGCTTTCTTCTTCGTCGTTTTCTTCTTCGTCATGACTCAGCCCTCGATGATCCAGCCAGCGAATTCGCCGAAGCGAAAGAACTCGACTCGCGCATCTGGAAGTTCGTTTTCGTCGATCGGTCGCTGATACCCTGCGAGCGACAATTCTTTCTCGATGATCTCGTCTGCGAGTGCGCCTGCAGCGACCTTTCCAGCGATCGTCATTCGAGAGAGTGCCACGCTCGGATAACCGCTTGTCGGTTTCGTCTTGTCGACGACGATGAGAGCGCCGCCTTTGCGTATCTTCGAGATCAGCGATCGCAAGAACCATTCGCGCTCATGAACAGGCAGAAACATCAGCACAAGAAAGCAGATCGCGCAGTCGAATTTCTTGAAGTCATACTTTCGCGCATCGGTGATCAGCAGCTTTTCAGGTCCGATGTATTTCTTCGCCATTTCACGCGATGATTCGATCGCAGTGAAGTCGACATTCTTCTGCTCGATCGTGTCTGCGAGAGCGCGCCCGATGTTGCCTGTCGATGCGCCGATGTCGTACACGATTCCGTCTTCTGGAATGTACTGACGAGCGACGATCGAGACTGCGCTCGTGACGAGTTCGTACCAAGGCAACTGTTCGCGAACATGCCCTTCAAAATTCTCTGCGACGTTCTGTGACTCGAACGTCCAGTGCTGCGGAATTCGCAGATTTTCATTCATTTCGTGCTCCTTGACTCAAATTTCGACCCTCTGAGTTCGCCGTCAGGCGCATATCTCGAACCAACCAATGTCACGCTATTCACCAAAACCACCCACCAGCCTAACGCGCCGCAGAGAGCGTCTGCGCCACCTTTGCAGCGATCTTGCTCATCATCACAGGCGGCACAGAACGTCCGAGACGCTCCCACTGCTCTTTGTATGCGCCTGTCAGTTCGAAGTCAGACGGGAACCCGCAAAGCAGTTTCAGTTCGTGTATTGCGAAGCGTCTGCGCTCATACGGGTGAACGGGCGCTGCGCCATAACCGCCTGTCGCAGTGATGCAAGGCACAGGGCGATGCGGGTTCGCTCGTATCAGTTCGAACATCAGCTTCGATGACTCGCCGATGCGCAGTCGATCGTATTCGATGCCGTGAGCGTACCCTTCGAGATTCGTCTTTTCTTCGACGTGATAATCGACAGCAGCGCCGCGCTTCGCAACGCTCGGAAGCACGTCTGCGATCGTGTATCGATACGACAACGGCGACGGGTGTTCAGGCACGAGTTCGAGATCGTTGCGTGTGCCGATGAAGATCAGTCGACGACGCATCTGCGGCACGCCGAGCCATTGCGCATCGAGCAGCTTCACTTTGACGTTGTATCCGCAATCAGAGAGCGCTCTGAATATCTCTTTGAAATACCCTTTCGACTTGCCTTTGATCAGGCCAGCGACGTTCTCAGCGACAAATGCTCGCGGTTGCAGTTCGTTCAAGATGCGAGCGAACTCGAAGAACAGATCGTCAGTGCGTTGCTTCGTGCCTGAATACTGCGTCTGCTTGCCCCACCCTTTGTCGACTTTGCCAGCAGTCGAGAACGATGAGCAGGGCGGGGACCCGTCGAGCACGTCGATTCGAGCACCACCGATCGCAGACTTGATCTCTGCGCTTTTGATGTCGCGAATGTCGCGCCCGTCGATGACTGTGCGATCTGAGCAGTTGAGAGCATACGTGTCACGAGCGATCTCGATGAACTCGTTCGCCCAGAGCACGCGGAAACCCGCCATGCGATAACCCGTCGACGATCCACCGCAACCAGCAAACGTCGAAACGACGTTATACCCGTTCCACTCGATCTCGCGAATGTCGCTCATCAGCGGCACTGCATAGTTCGGCTTGTGCGCTTTTGAACATTGATCTGAAGAAGTTTCTGACTTCATATGGCGTCCTGTTCATTCGATTGACTCGCTGAAGAACGCTCGACTCGCGCTGTCGATCGCGAGCGAAGACTTGATGACGCTTGAAGCGCTGAACGCGAACGACGCAGAACCAGCGCAGATTGATCAGCATCAGAATCGACCAATCGATGCACGAGATCGCTGCTCTCACCATGTATAGCCGCATTTCGGACACTCGTGCGCTGTCTTGATGCCATCGTCGTATTCAGCGAACTCGCTCGGCGCTTTGTCGACGCCGTCGAGATCGATGTCGAGATCGTACTTCGTGAAGCCAAGCGCCAGAAGTCGTTCGCGATCTTCGTCGTCTTCGATCAAGTCGATCAGTCCGACGCCGAGTTTCTCGACATCGAAGTCAGACATATCGCCGATGCGATTGTCGACGTGCATGAATTCTTCGCGCTGCTTTTCGCTCAGATGTTTGACGTTGATCGTCGGCACTTCAGCGACGCCATGTTTCTGCGCAGCCATGACTCGACCGTGACCCGCGATGATGTTCAGTTCGTCATCACGAATGATCGGCACGATGAAACCAAAGCGCCGAATCGAGTTCTCGATGACTTCAAGCTGACGCTCAGAATGTATCCGAGCATTTCGGCGATTCGGTATCAGTGCCGCCGTCGGAACATAGTCAATCTTGAGTCGTTCTCGCACGCCTCTCTCCGCTGCTCAGGATCGATCAATCCCGCACATGGCGGGACGATTCCAAGCGGCAGACTTCGACCGCATAGGGCGCAGCGCACGAACGGAACACGATTTCGCGCTGAATCTGTCTTCAGTTTTTGCGTCAAGTTTTCCATCTGATTGCATCACGACATTCCCATTCTCGTCGTCCTCGTTCGCTCATCATCGAGCGTTCTCACGAGTCACCATACCATCACGCGACGAGCACGCCAAACTTTCGCGCTTTTTATAGTCTTTCAGAAATTGCAGAAATGCGCTTCAGCGATCCCACTTGCCAGAGATGTGCCAGTGATGATTTTCGTTGACGATGAGTGCGAACGTTCCCGTCGTTGAGTCGAATTCGATGACTGTCTTTGCTGCGATCTCGATCGGGTGATCAAAGATGAATCGTGCCTGACAGTTGATCTGCGAGTATGCGAGTTCGTCGAGCGTTTTGCCCACGTCTTCAGGTGCGAATTTGTATCGTGTTTTCGTCATATCTGTTCAAATTTTAACCAACAACCACCGCTGAAACCTAGCAAAGTCGTGACAGGCACTGCTATTCATCAGAGCCGGAACCGCCCTCACGGCGATCTGAGAGCGTCTCAGCGGTTTCTGCGCAATTATTGACCATCTTCTCGATTGTCCAGCAGTTTGCGCACGATTTTGCGTTCAGCTTCGAGCGCGAAAAGTGTCTCGATGAGCACGTCAGCAGGGAACAGAATCACGCGATCAGCGCGGATCTCAGCGAGCAGAATATCAAGTCGTTCATCAGTCATTCGTGTGCTGTTCATTGTACCTCCGAGCGATCATTTTCTCGATCATCACGAGCGCCTGTCCGTTGCGGATCGTGTCCCAAGTGAAGCGCAAAACGAACCAGCCCTCGATCGCCGCCGCGTTGTACTTCACGCAGTCTTCTCTGAAGCCAGAGTTCGTCGTGTGTCGTGATTTCATTTTCGGGTTCGTCAGTCCTTCGCACTCGATTCCGATGCGCAATTTTTTGATGCCGAAATCAAATCGCCAGCGACGCGTCGAGTGAAAGCGAACTTCGCGATCGTAATCAATCCCGACGGCGCGCATCTGGAACGCGAGCGTTTCTTCAAGTTTGCTTTTTTTCATCGTTGCATCCAAGCAAGATCGGGATCGGGTTCGAGATGCAGAAACTCACCAGAGTCGAGCACATACTGTTTCGTTCCGATGTGCCGATGCACGAGTTCAGCTTCAACGAGATCGACGAGAATGCTGATCAGCGTCGAACGCTTGATGCTCGTCGCGCGAACCAGATCAGCGATCGTCATCCCACGTTTTTCGAGCAGCTTCATGATCGCGATCTCACGTTTCGCTCGCATCGTCGTGCGCGTGTTCATTTCGTCAACTTTCATTTCAGAGTCTCCAGAAATCTTCGAATTTCTTGTGAAGCCACCACCCGAGTCGAACCAGCGAGACAGCAAAGACTGTCAGCAAAATGTATATCCACCAATCGTCAGTCATCATCGTCTCCTGCTGTCTGTCATGCCTAGATTTTCGAGCGATTCTTCAATCGACTCTGGATTTTCTTCGAGACGTTCTTCACAGCGCCCGACGATCTGTTTCATGCGTCTGATCTCGCGCTTTGCTGCGCGGCGCGCTTTCTTGCGATCGTACTTGTATTCGATGCACTTCGTCTCTGTCTCGCCTTCTGCTTTGCACAGCATACGAAACTGACCGAGCGTCGGCGGGAAA